AGGATTAAATTAACAGCATTTATAATGCCTCCTAAAGCTGCTGCAAATGGTGCTCCAATTATGCCGAGCAGTGTGGATACTGCCGCGGTAAAGTCTGCCCAAGCTGCGCCAAGAACGTTTACTGCATCTGTAATACCGCTGACAGTGCCTGGGATAGCTCCGGTTTTGCGAAGAATATCTTCTTCGATGGCTGTCTGAGCGCCTCTTATGTCTCCTATCTGTTTAAGTATTCCTACCTGAGTTGCTAGGGCCGCGTTTACTCGATAACCACTTTCTTCGAGCGCTTTTAGATCCAGTTGCTGGAGTGCTGATCCAAGCTGGCTAGCCTTTTGGATGGCTTGGTCCAACACTTGACCGAGGGCGCCGCCAAGGATTTGGCCGCCAAAACCTGTGCCGAAAAATGAGCCAAGCACACTACCGGCGATACTGCCAGCTCCACCGCCAAAAAGCAGCGGGAAGCCTGCGCCTAGAGCAAGGTTTTCGCCGAATTTGCCGATATTTTTCTGCATTGCCTGGAAACCAGGCGAAACTTGCGGACCTTCGACTGGAAAACCTCCGGCTGGTGCTGCAGTGGGTTTTCCGGCAATAGCGACACGGCGAAGTAGTTTTTCGCGCTGAGCGATTACTTCGTTTAGTTCTTGTTCGGCTCGTACCAGTTGATAAGCAGCCGCTGTAGCTTCTTCTGTTCCAATTACGGCCGAATCTAAAGCTTGGCGGGCTCCATTAACAGCTCGACTTACGTTTGCGTAGCTGCGAGCAATACCGTCGCCAAAAGTTTCTAAGTAGTTATTAAGATTGTCAACAAGAGTGCTTACATTTTGTATATCTCGCGTCAAACTCTTCAGCTGCTGTGAGCCTTGTACCGCTAGTTCAATATCAACTCTGTAGTTGGCCACAGTCGGGCAAACGCTAGGCTCAACTCAGTTTACCGCTTTCGGGGTGCAGCAGTTTTACTTTGCTGTCTGGCTCGATCTGAGGCTTTTTCTTGTTCTTCACGTTTAAGTTCGAAAAATGCGGCCCAAGAAATAAGTTCTTCTTGGGTTAGTACATTAGATAGCTGGCCAACGGTCATTCCTAGCTCGCTGGCTAGGAAAAACATGAAAAACCAGTCGCCGTCAGCTTTTGAGCGCGGCTTTCGCTTCCTCCACCTTGGTTTCAGCGCCGGAGGTCAGCATTGCCAGTTGGATGTCCTGGAGGATGCTGGCTTCGACTTCGCGGCGGAGGGCGGCGCGGTCGCCGTCTTGGAATAGGCGCTTGCCGTCTTTGTCGAGGGCTTTCTCGATCATCAGACTCAGCGCGAAGTCACCAGCATCGTCAGTGCCGGCCTTCTTCTGGATGGACTCGCGCTCGGCGATGGTCAGAGGGTGCCAGTAGATCTCCAGCAGGGTCTCGTCGCCGGACTTGACTTCGTGCTTGTAAAGCTGGCTGACTCCGAATTTGTTGCGGAGTAGTTCGACGGCTCGCATGGAGCGGGTGCAAGTTGTTCAATAATACACTAGGCGTTTGCCGTGAATTCGCAAGAGATGATGCCCACAAAGTGCGAGCGGTCTTCGATGTCCAGTGGTGTTGGACCGACGATGTCGCGGACTTTGGGCTTGCAGGTGAAGGTGTCTGTGTAGCCGGAGGCGTTGACGGAGGTGAGGCCGTCGATCACCGCTTCGCACAGGGAGGAGAGGGTGGACGTTCCAGCGTTCTTGGGGACGTAGATGTTGCACTGGACGACGCCGCTGTAGAAGTCGGAGGCAGCACCCATGTTTTGCATGGTGGCTTGGGTGAAGTTCACCGACATAGCCACGTACTTGGTGGTTTTGCTGGGTGTGGTGTAGGGGACGTTGTCGTACACCATGGTCACTGTCGGATCGACGGCGGCGACGGCGTCGGTAACAGCCTTTTCAAATGCGGCGCGGGTGTTTACAAGTGCCATGGCTTAGATCCTCTCGTAGGAAACATAATCGCGTCCGCCGAGGAAGCCCAAACCGCCTGTGCCTTTGGTCGTTCCAACGAAGACTTGTGGTGTGCGTTTTTCGTTGAAGCTGGCTTGCAGAAGAGGGCGAAGTTGGCTTTGGACGAAGGTGGCAACTTTGGGGTTTTCGAGGGCGTAGGCGGCGTACCTTGTGCTGTTGCCGATAAATACTTTGTCCGTGTAACGGAATGATGGAGTGGCGAAACGGGGTTCAATTTTGTAGGCAGTTGTGTCGCCTTTGTCGCGGCGTTTTTTAAGTCCTGCCCAGGGCTCGAAGTCTTCGACGCGGTCTGTTGGCTTGGTGCGTTGAGTCGAGGCTTTCCAGCTGGAGGCGAAAAAGCCGGTGTAGACAGGGCTGTGGTCCTTGCTGGCGAGACCTTCAAGCGCCAGTTGGATAAAAGTGTTGTAGTCGGCGCTGAGTTTTTTATTTAAGTCGGGAAGAATATCCCGAAGTCCGCGGCGTGCCATTAGAAGCGCACCAGCAAGATGAAGAGGTAGGTTTGGCCGCCGCGGTAGGTGCGAATGTCGGTGATTTGGGCGGTGCGGCTGGAGCCGGCGTAGGTAAAGCTGACTTCGTCGCCGAGGGTCGGCTGATTATTGCCGATTAGGTCGGGAGTGATGTAGAGCCTGGCTTGGCGTTGTTCGCGGCCTTCCTCTTCCTCGGAGACCACAAATTCGATGGGAACTTTGATGTTGGAGTAGGTGGTGTTGGTTGTGGTTAGTGCGCCAGTGCTGGTGTTGTAGGTGGGGGTGGCTTTGCGGGTGTAGGTGACGGTGGTATCGAGGGACGTGCCAAGTTCGGCTACGACGTCTTTGGCGACGGACTTGAACAGGGAGTCGAGGGCGCCAGCCATTTCAGCCTCTGTAGACGCGGAGTTGGAAGGAGCCCGAGCCGCCTAGGCAGTAGGGGCCGAGGTAGGTCTGGAGCCAGGGGTAGACGTCGAAGACGTTGTTGATGGTGCCGACGGCTTGGCTGGTTTTGCTGTATTTGACTTGGAGGTCGCCCAGTTTGACTTCGTCGTAGAGGCCGGTGGTGCCAGTGCTGTCCGTGATGGCGCCGGTGTCGTTGGCGAGGGCGCGTGCCAGTTCGTAGGTGGCGTACTTGATTTGGGCGGGAATTAGGGAGCACTCCAGCTCGACGCCGTCAACGTCGTAGTTGTTGCGGGGCCATTTGAGGGCTTGGTCTTCGTCGCAGCGGTCGCCCAGGTAGTTGAGGCTGTCGATCCAGCGGGTCGCTGAGATCAGGGCGCGGTTTTTCTGGTCGTCGGTCTTGTTGGTCCAGGTGGCGGAGTCGGGGACCGTTTCGAAGTACGAGTTGGCGTCGGCCAGCGTGACGTAGCTGTTGGCCGAGGCGCTACTTAAGGTGGCGTTAATTGTCGCGGCCACAGCAACTGTTCATTCTTTATTGCAGTGTAGCGGCAATGAAAAAGCCCCACCCGAAGGTGAGGCTTGAGTCGTCCACGGTCTGATTATCAGATGGTGGAGGTGTCGAGGGGGCTGTTGACAACGATCCGCACCAGGGGGATGAGGTCGATGTCGTAGGTGGCCTGCCAGTTGTCCTTGTCGTACAGCTGGGCGTTGGTCGGGTTGTCGGAAGCGGAGATCCACTTGGTGCCCATCACGTGGTAGGCGCTGTGGTAATCCACCGAGAGCACGTCCTGCTTGGACAGGATGTTGCGGTCGGCTTCGATGCGGAGATCCTGCTGCACACCTTCCAGGATGGTGCCGGACTTGGTGAGGTAGCAGTTGAACTCACGCTGGTCGCCAGCGTCGCCAGGGGCAACGGTGTTGACCAGGGGGTCGATGATCACGCGGCAGCCGGCGAATTCGCCGATGCTGCGGGCACCGATGCCCACACCGCCACCGCCCCACACCACGGAACCGGCAGCAGCCAGAGCCGAGGTGGAGAAGGTCAGCAGACCCACCTGATACAGGTAGTAACCCACGGAGGGGTGAACAACCAAGGTGTCCAGCTCATCGCCGCGCTCGCCCAGCTTGGCGCGGGCTTCAGCGATGGTGGCGCCGGTCAGGAAGTTGGCTTCGGTAGCACCAGAAGCGGTGCCCTTGCCCTTATACATGCCGTTGGCGCCCAGAGGACCGTTGTTGGTGTCGGAGGCACCAAACAGGCCATAGAGGTGGCTGAACAGACGCTGGCTGCTCAGTTTGTTGATGGCGTCGGCCAGCTGGTTACGGATGTGAAGCATGGGGTCTTCACCAGCCGCAAGCATTGCGACGTCGTCCACTGCATACGCGAAACCACGGTGGCAGATGGTGGCGATCTGGGTGGCGGTGCCGATCTTCTGAGGGGTCAGATAACCGGCGTTGCTGGTGCCCCAGGTGGCCGTCCCGTTCATGATCTCCTCGGTAGGAGACACGGGGTTGAATTCGGGGACTTGGATGCGGGTGCCGCCTTCGCGGGCGTCCAGCAGGCTGTTGCGAACCACAGCGCCGCTCTTCAGGAAGAGGCTGCGCTCTTTGATGGCCTCAGACACATAGGTGCTGAGGTTATTGCGCTTGACGATGTCCGCAAGAAGGACACCGCCGGAATAGTTCTGAAATGGTGCGGCCATTTCTTAGTACCAGGGTTGGGGGTTTGCGGGGTCCTAGTCACGGACTAGGTGAAGCGCCACAGACGCAATTTAGAGTCCTGCTTCTCTCTTCAGCACAGCTGCGAGATCAGGGTCTTGACTAGAAATTAGCATCTGCTGGGTAAGGTTGATTGAACCTTCTTTCCAGGGGTTTGCTACTCCAGTCGAGGCAACTCCGACGGGAACGGGTTTGGCGCCCATTCCAGCGGCGGAGCTGGGTTTGAAGTGATGCTCGTAGCCCGAACCAGGGGCTTTCAGGGTGGCTAGATAGGTCGTGAGATCCTGCTCTACACCGCCGTTGAGCACGACGACGGCGCCTGAATCGTTTTTGCGAAGGTTGTTCTGCACCAGTTGCAGCATTTGCTCGGCGTTAATAGCGCCGGCTTGGCTGATTGCGGCCATTGCGCGTGTACGAATGGCGGCGTTTTCGTTGGACTGGCGCAAGTCCTCCAGCTGTTTTTGCAGGTCGAGGATTTGTTGGTCCTTTTCCTGTGCGGTGCGGTTGGCCTCTTCCCAGAGGTCCTTCCACTGGCCTTGGTCTTCCAGCGTCTTTTTACGCTGTTCGTCCTGTTTTTTGTAGACCTCGTCGAGTTTTAGCTTGATGCCTTGGAAACGTTCCTCAGCTTCGACGGCTTGGTTTTTTAGGGCGTTGATTTGAGCCTCATACTCGGCTCGGAAATCAAGTTGTGGAGCGTCGGTTCCAGCCACGGACTGGGTAGGAGACGCCACGGGCGTTTCCTGGATGACTTGCTCTTCCATGAATTAGAACTCTGGGGTTTCGGTGGTTTCGGGGGCTTCGTAAGAAGCGGGTTCGGCGGTGGCTTTGCGGGTGCGCTTTGGCTTGTCTTCGGCGGGCGGTTCCGGCTTAGCCTGTGCCGCTTCATCCAGTTCGACCATCTCCCAGCGAGTGGAGCCGTCGGGTTGGATGACTTCAGCAAGTGTTTTCACTGCCAAAAGTATCAACTACTTTTGTAGTATACAACAAAAGAATTAAATGGTCGCTCCAACGTCATCAACAGTGGCTGGCGAAAGGTTTACCCATGCGCTCCCGGTGTAGCCCTCAAAGCAGCCGGCTGTGGTGTTAAAACGAATCATTCCGGTGGCGGGTGTGCCGGGGCGCTGGAGTGTTGTTCCAGTAGGCGCCTGGATGTATTGGTTGGCTGTGTAAAACGAGGTTGCAAGGGAGACGACGCCGTCGGTGACGTTGATGCCAGTTCCGGCGGTGACGGTGGCGTTGGAACCAGCAGGACCTGTTGCGCCTGTAGCGCCAGTAGGTCCGGTAGCGCCTTGGGGACCAGTGGCGCCGGTTAAACCTTGGGGGCCAGTGTCTCCTGTGTCGCCTTTGTCTCCCTTGTCGCCTTTGGGGCCGGTGGCGCCTGTTGCTCCAGTTAGGCCGGTTTCGCCTTGGGGACCTGTTGCGCCTTGAGGTCCGGTGGCACCTTGGGGTCCCTGTTCACCTTGGGGACCTTGTTCGCCTTGAGGTCCTTGAAGACCAGTAGCGCCTTGGGGGCCGGTGGCTCCAGTTGCGCCAGTTGCTCCAGTAGCGCCTGTGGTGCCGGTGTTGCCACGGGGGATGGTGAAGTTGAAGATTGCGGCGGACTCGGTGCCGACGTTGGTGACCGTGGCGGAAGTTCCGGCGTCGCCGGTGGTGACGGTGCCGATGGTGATTGATGCTCCACCGCCGCCTTCTTCGGTGCTGAGGTTGCCGTTGATGAGGAGTTCGGAATTACGGCCGGTGCCGCCGAGGGCTAGTGGGCTGTCGTTCCAGCCGGTGGAGGATTTGGGGCCGTAAAGCTCGGTGGTGCGGGTGTTGATGTACCAGTCGCCGGTGCGGCCTTCGGTGGTTGGGGGACCGTCGCCGGAAAGCAGGCTCTGGAATTGTTTGACGTCACGCGCCAGCTTGACCAGTGCGGTGACCTGGGCAAGCGTCAGGTATTCCTGCTTGGTGGCCATCGCTTACTGAAGCAGCGCGTTGAGGAGCT